GAGCCATAAGATTACTATGAATAGCAGAATAGTGTTAATGATCATACTTCCTCCACTGTTATATAGAGTTGTGATTGATAGTTAAACTTAGACTTCATTGTCATACATTGACTATGTGTCATAGCTACTTTGGTTAGGTAAACCTTCCTACCGTTTCGAGTACTGATTAGGTGGTAGAGTCTCTCAGTCATTTTGATTAATCCTGATTAGATGAATTATCATCGTCTTTAGACACAAGCCAAACACTAATCCAAGCTGTCAAGGCAATTGTAATGAATGTATAGACTACCACATAGGCGATTAGTAAAGCAATGTTTGTGAGGCACATAATGTTATACCTTAAAGTCAAATTTAAATAAACTAACACCTTTTAACACTGACCAACCTTTAAACTCAAAAGGGGGGGCAATAAACCCTTTATCTGACAAGTCTGGATTATCATTAGACAATTCTAAGACTATCAATAACAGCACCTTAAACATTATTCTATATCCTCTTGTATGCAGTTAAGGGATTCTAAAGTGTATTCTTTTTGATCATAGCTGGCAACATCTGTTATCAGGCTGTCAACACTATCCAAACCACTATCAGTGAAATAGCTGTCACATTGGGTAGATGATAGGTTGGTATCTAAAGCGTAATAGTCGCAGCTATCTGCATTATTAGTGCCTCCAGTACAAAGGAGAGCTACTAGGACAAATAGATTCATCTTACACCTTCCCATTAATGATTAAATTGTCTAACCATTCACGAACAATCAAATACTGCTTAGGGGTAATAAAGTGAATATCTGATTTTGTCTTGTAAATATTGTCCTTGGCTTTGAAGTAGGTCACTTGCAAAGAATCCAAACTAAGATCAAGACTATAACCTAATCCACTCTCACTATTCTTGAGCATCACATAACGGCATAAACGCCCCATCGTAGCAACCATAGACTCTTTTGCTATGGTTTGGTCGATAGTGGTTAGAATAGCCTTCAATTCATTTATACGCATGATTAAACCCTTGTGTTTAGTTAATACGCTTATTGTAGCCTACCTGTAAAAGATAAGCTAGGGTAAACGGACTAATTATTAAAACTCTCTATTTCTTCATCTAACAAACCATGCCGAATAGCAGCATCGCCTAAACTAGACAAACTACCATCTTCACACTCACAAAGAGCATTCCAAAGCTTACGATAAATCAACTCTAATTTAACCTTTTGTTGTTCATTCAGGCCAGAATAAGAGAAACTACCTACATCATTAAGAGCCGATTCTATCGCCTTGAATTGAGTTTTATTCATCATTATACACCAGCCTTGAGCATACGCTCTTGAGTTGAATTGATTGAAGCAGTGCCTACATCTACCAATTTACAGCCTACACAGTAGTATAAGCCACCGATGATGAGAAGGAAGGGTAAGAGCTTTTTCATGTTGGTTTGCCTTGGTTGTCTTGAGTTAGTAAAGCCATCTTAACAAAACCGCCTACCTATTGCAAGCGGTTTGATTAAAATAATTAAACTAATTCCAAGCCTAACTTCTCGGCAGCACTTCCCAAAGACTCTTTGCCATTGTCTGTTAAAAGATTCCAAAGCTGGTTATATGCATCTTTGTTAAGTGATGCTTGCACTTCAGACAAGCCAGCTACTGGCATACTGCCAATGGTTTGGAGAGTGTTGTAGATTGCGATGAATTGTGCTTTAGTCATTTTCTTCAGTCTCTTTAGTTGTTTAAGTGTTTCGCTTTGATGTGATCACTATAACAATGATTATCTATTGTGTACACCTAATAATAGCTATACAGATTGGCTTATTCATAGGCTTTATTTATTAATCTATATCTTGTGTCATAACTTGCTTATGCACCTATATCTAGTGATGTGTCTGGTTATCCTGATTATATACATTAGTAAATGCTAATATATTGATTATTCAAGCAATATTCTGCCTATAGTGTGGCTATGATTAGTGATTAATGACTTGTTTACAGGCGTATAGGTGAAATTATTGCTTAACGTTATTGATTGGCTGTATGCGCTTATATAGCTTGCTGGGTTAAGCACTCAACACTCCCTTATCTAATTATTAGATCAATCATCCTAATCAATCAATTAAATCGATGATAAACTAATACATTCTCCCTATAGTCTACATATAACAATACTCCCATCCTAATAGTATTACCCTATCATATAACCTGCTTATATCATCTATATGTATATGTCAATTAATATTAGTAGAATCAATTAATCATAGATTAATCATCTGTATTATCTATAATGGTTGACTATGTAGTGGGATAGTGGTAGGAGATGGGGCTATAGGATTAGGCTATCGATATTTGGCGTTTATTGAGCTATGCTATGATGTAGCTGGGTACCGTGCTTAACCTTCCAGTTATAGATACAGATATTTCAGACACAACAATTCTAGGGATTCTCCCTGATAGGTGTTCTTTTCTGGAGGGGAATTAGTAAATTGACAGGTAGATATTTTAGGTATGGGTATTTGTAGGGTGATCATTATTTGTACATTCTGTACAGAGGGGAGTTGTAAATTGCAGATACAAGAAAACCCCCCACTAATTATTACAACTAGTAGGGTTAATAGGCTTATTTAGATTGGTTGCTCTTATATGTATAGCACGGCTACAAAAAAATGGCTCAAAAATGGCTCATTTTATACTTTCAATACCTTGTACCCATCTTTTTACTGTGCTTACACTTACACCTAATGCTTGAGCTATATTCTTGACTTTATGACCTTTCTGTCTTAGTGCTACAGCAACACTCTTATTATGGTCTGGTGGCAGCTCAATAACATCCAACACTCTGTCCATGTTAATGTCTGTTATCTCTTGAGAGGTAGAGACAGTGTCCACCCTTAATTTGAGATCAGTCACTTCCTGCTCTAAAGCTTTAAGTCGATCATTGACAGTGCGCTTGGAGGTTATGTCAGTTATTAGTTGATTAGGTGTAGAAGCTTTCTTATGTAGTCTTAATTGTAGTACTTTGTTGTCTCTCATACTACGTATCTGAGGGTGGGACACATTCTCATCTACAATAGAATCAACTATGTGAGAGTAGATAGGATTACTTCTTGCTTCGTCTAGGTACTCGTCTGTTACTGAGTGAACTATCTTTACTTCTTCAAAGCATGTTTCTACTGTGGGGGAGTCTGCATCTAAGGCATGTTTGTAAGCTGTAGTTACTTCTTCCTTCTTCATGTACTGTTTGTCTTTGTAAGTACCAGCTTCTACCTCATTCAACATCTTCCTGTTGTTTGCTACTTCCCTACCGTCTCTTACAGCTTTCTCATACCTTGTCCTATCTCCTGTTCTAATAGCTTCTAAGTAAGCTATGGCCATTTCCTTTTCGTATTCGTCATAATCATCCAAATCCATAAAACTCTTTTACCTGCTCATTTATTATTAAGTTATCTAGTGTTACTTGTTCTTTACGTAGGAAGGTTAGATTGTCTAAATCTTTCACTCTACTTACTGCCACATACAACTGCCCAGCAGAGAAGCATCCCTTGCCTACATGGATGGCTACTTGATCTAGTGTAGTGCCTTGTGCTTTATGAATACTTATTGCATAACCTAAAGTTAAAGGGTATTGAGTAAAACTACCTATAACCTCTTTAACTACCTTACTCCCAACTTTGGTGTAGCTGTATGCTTCCCATGTAAATCTTTCTACTTGCACTGTATTACCGCTACCCAACCTTACATCGATACAGTTGTTATTCATAGCAGTAACAGTGCCACTATCACCATTAACGTACATACCACCCATGTCATTAGCACAGATCAGCACCTTACAACCTATTTTAAGTTTAAGTGTCTCAGGGACAATAACATCTTTCTCACTGATCTTACCAACACTAGCTGCCATGAAGATTGACTCTGGGTTTGTGTTCTTATTGTACCAGTGGTTGTTTACTTTGAGTGCATCATCATTGTAGCAGCACAAGTGTAAAAGATCTTCTGATAGCTTGTACTCTCCTGTAGTGGATAATACTTCTTCTAGTGCTGATTGATCTCCCACCCTCATACGGTTCAATAGATTGTATTGTTCCGGCTTGGGGTGTCTTTGTGGCTCTGTCAAATGATAAGTCTCAAAGTTCCACACCTTAGAGCTAAAACAATAAGGAGAACTGTATTTATTGTAGAATAACTCCCATTCACTTCTACTTACAATAGGTTCCAGTTGGAAGAAATCTCCCTCTACAATCATTTGAACCCCACCAAATGGTTTCTTATTCCCTCTGGCCAGTTTAAGTTTACGATCAATAAGCTCAAGAAGGTCTACTCTTAACATACCCACTTCACTAATGATAATGCGATTTACTGTGCATAGAACATCTCTTTGTTTCCTGCCCACCATGTTAAAGTCTTTGGCTTCCGGTAGTCCCATAGGTAAACCAAAGGCTCTATGACATGTAGTGCCTTTCACATTTAGAGCTGCTATGCCTGTAGGAGCACATACAAGAGTGTTAGGAGTGGTGAGTGCTCGTGTCAGATAACTCTTACCATTTCCTCCAGACCCAGTGATAAATATGTTCTTTCCTTTCTGTGCTGCATCATAGGCAGCTTGTTGTGACTTACTAAAATTATGTGTCAACGTCCTTCCCCTCCAACATTCCAATTAATATCAACATAAGTCTTTTCTTCATATCCTCATCAATCCCACCAACAAGCTTCCTATTGAGCCAATATGTCCATTGATCTACTAGTTCTTGTATGATAGTAATATGACCTACTTTGTCTATCATGGTTGATAGTAGTTCTCTATCTTCTTGTGATAGGGTTTGTTCTGGCATGATTGTCATAAATACTCTCCTGATCTGACCGCTTCACAAACCCTTTTAAACCCTTCCCAACAAGCTATCTGATCTATTGTGCTCCCATACCTATTCTCTTTTACAGAGACAGACAATGGAACACTGAACTGAGGGAAGTACCCCGATCTTACTATCACATGATCATTCACCCAA